GGTGTTAGTTTATTTAACACAGCTCACCCAACGGTTGCTGGAAGTTTTGCAAACACACTAGCTACTCAAGCTGACCTTAACGAAACTTCATTGGAGCAGTCTTTAATTGACATCGCTGCAATGACAGACGAAAGAGGCCTAAGAATTGCTGCTAGAGGATTAAAAATGATTATTCCTTCTGAGCTACAATTCACTGCTGAGAGATTGATGAAATCTCAAGGTAGAACTGGAACAGCTGACAACGATATCAATGCAATCGTATCTATGGGTATGGTTCCTCAAGGTTATAGAGTGAACAACTACCTAACAGATTCAGATGCGTTCTATATCTTGACAGACGTGCCTAACGGTATGAAAATGTTCAACAGAGCGCCATTGACAACTGCAATGGAAGGCGATTTCGATACTGGTAACGTTAGATACAAAGCTAGAGAAAGATACTCTTTTGGAGTTTCTGACCCTAGAGGTATCTTCGGCGTTGAAGGTGCGTAATTAATACTTTTTGTGGCCGGACATAGTTCGGCCACATTTAAAATTTAACATGGTGAGAACATGAAAAAATTCACAGTAAAAATATGGGCATACGATCATTACGCAAACTTTAATGTTGATGCGGAAGACAATGCTATTTCTCTTGAAAAATCAATCCTTGACAAATTGGGAGAAAAAAGTATAAACTGGGAATATCTCGGAAACAACTATAATAACGAGATAAATCGAATAACCTATGAGGAGGTTAAGGATGATACAAGACCTATACAAAGCAAAAAGGTCCTTGGAGTTGAAGTGGGAACAGGAGCATCTATCTAATGACAGATACACTCTTGAAATGGTCAGAATTGATGACAAAGTTAAAGAAGTCATTACAAAGATCAAGCTGGAAGAAGCAGCTATTGCCCACAGGCAGAATAACGTTGAAATCGTTGCTCCGCAAGTTTCTGTAGCTACTTAGAACAAAAGCTACACCGCTGAAATCGCACTTTTACTGTAGGATCTCTTGCACTCTATTCAAAACTAGTATATAAATTACACACTATACATAAATTAATATTCTGCATGGACGCAGTATAGTCGACGGCCTAGAGACTATGTAGAATTTAACTAGGAGAATATAATCATGGCACAAACTACTTTTTCAGGTCCAGTAAAATCAGATAATGGTTTTCTTGCACCTTCATACACATTAACAGAAGCAGCAGCTATTGACAGCCCAGCGGCTGGTTTAGTTATTTACATTTCTGATGCAACTGGTTCAGGCGTTACTGGATCACTTTGTTTCTACAATGGAACTAGCTTCATCGACGTTACGACTGGTATAGCAGCAGTATAATTAATTAATTTAATGTGGGCTTCGGCCCACATATAAAATTTAAGGAGAAAATATGGATTCAGATCAGAAAACATTAAATATGGCAGTCATTGGAACTGATACTTTAGCAAGAGGAGCTAGAACTAGAATTACTTCTATTCAAGGATATGGAATAGCAGCTTCTACTTTAACTCTATATGATTCAGCAGATGCAGGAGCACCAGGAACAGCAGTAGCTATTTATAAATATGGAACTGAAGGATTAGAAGTTTATATCCCTGGTTCAGGTATCAAGTTTGAAAATGGTATTGTTTACAATTTAGCTGGAGCAGGCGGAAGCGTTACAGTAACAATTACAGGAGCGTAAGCTCATGGCTAATACTACCTCTGGGACTACAATTTTTGATAAAGATTTTTCTATTGATGATATAGTAGAAGAAGCTTATGAGAGATTAAATCTTCAAGATGTTACTGGTTATCAATTAGTAGCAGCAAGAAGATCATTAAATATAATGCTTCAGGAATGGGGTAATAGAGGTATTCACTATTGGGAAATATCTAATACCAATCTTGATTTAGTTCAAGGTCAATCCGATTATAATTTTTTTAGAGCATCTTCAGATGGTACTTCTTCAACTACAGCACCAACAAATGGCATTTATGGAATGTCCGATGTCCTTGAAGCGCAATTAAGATCTAATTACAATACAACAACTCAATCTGATAGTCCTATGACTAAAGTGGATAGATCTACTTATGCAGGTTTTTCTAATAAATTATCACAAGGAACCCCTAATCAATATTGGGTTGAAAGATTTATTGATAAAGTAACTATTCATATATACCCAACTCCTGATTCTACAAATGCAGATAAGAATATGCATTTTTATTATATCAATAGAATTCAAGATGTGGGTGCTTATACTAATGCAACAGATCTTCCTTTTAGATTTGTTCCATGTATGGTTTCAGGTTTAACTTATTATTTGTCTATGAAATATGCACCACAGTTAACACAACAAATGAAATTATTTTACGAAGATGAACTACAAAGAGCATTGCAAGAAGATGGTTCAGCTTCAAGTACATTTATTACACCTAAAGCTTATTACCCAGGAACTTAATGTCTAAATACGCAACAGGAAAAAGAGCAATAGCCATATCAGATAGATCAGGTATGCAATTTCCTTACAAAGAGATGGTCAGAGAATGGAATGGTTCTTTTGTACATTATACAGAGTATGAACCAAAGCAACCTCAATTAGAACCTAAGGCAGTTGGTGGAGATGGTATTGCATTATTAAATGTAAGACCTGATAGAACAGAACCCTCTACAACTGTAATGATTCCAGAAAATGGTTTTAAAACTTATCAAGCAGGATCAAGTATTATAAATGTTAATGTACCTGGACATGGTTTAACAAATGGTGAAACTTATTTATTTAGAGGATCACCAACTACTTCAGGGAACTATGGTGCTATTCCAGATTTTGATGGAATAACAGGAGCACAAATAGCTCAAGGAGTAGGATATGCAATAACAAATGGTTTGTTTCAAAATGGTCAAACCCTTACATCAGATTATGCATTAACAAATTTTTTCCATTTTACAGTTAACACAGATACTGCTACAAGTGGTAATATAAAAGGAGGAGGTTATGGGTGCTCAATAGGTCCTATAACAATTACACCATGATTACACAATTTTTAAATTGGATAAAAAGTTTTTTTACACCTGAAAGACAAGACCCTCATCTTGAAATTTATGAAGAAGTAAGAACTGATAAAACACAAAAAATACTTAAAAAGTATAAAGGAAATTCATAATAATGGCTTACACTTTAACAAATTTACAAGACGATATTAGAAACTATACAGAAGTAGATAGTTCAGTTTTAAACACAGGTATTTTAAATACTATAATTAAAAACACAGAGAATAAAATTTATAGAGAAGCTGATTCTGATGACAATAGATTTTATGCAACATCAAATTTATCTGCTGGAAGTAGATATGTTACAATTCCATCAGATTTAAGATTTATAAGATATGTTCAATTAACAGATAGTTCAGGTAATCAAACTTTTTTAGAAAAAAAAGATACAAGTTATATGGCTAGTTTTTATAGCACACCAGGTACAGGATCTGGAATACCTAAATATTATGCTAATTGGGATGCTAACTACTGGGTGGTGTCGCCTACTCCAAATAGTACTAATTTAATTACTTTAGCCTATACAAAACAACCAGATTCAATAACAACTTCACCAGGAAGCACACAAGGAACTTACATAAGTAATAAATATCAAGATTTACTTTTATATGGATGTCTGGTAGAAGCATATGGATACTTGAAAGGCCCTGCAGATATGTTACAATACTATATGCAATCTTATCAAAAAGCATTACAATCGTACGCGATCGAACAACAAGGTCGTAGACGCCGAGACGAATATCAAGATGGAGTTATTCGGACACCTCTTAAATCACCATCACCCTAAAAACAATTTAAGGAGATAAAATAAAATGGCAAATATAGTACCTGACTCTTTTAAAACAGACCTACTTGGTGGAGTGTTTGATTTTGATTCTGGCGGATCAACTTTTAAATTAGCACTTTATACATCACAAGCTGGTTTTAGTACGGCTACTACTACATATATAACTACTAACGAAGTTTCTTCGTCTGGTACAAACTATACTGCAGGTGGAAATACTTTAACTAATAATGGTGTAGCAATATCAAGTAACATTGCATACGTTGACTTTGCAGATTCTACTTTTACATCT